CAAGTTGGACACATTCGAGGCTCACAGCTACACTTTTGCCGGCGTCGGAGACATCATCAACCAATTTGCCCAACAGATTTCTGGTGCCACAGGCATACCTTTGATCCGATTGCTGGGTCAGTCTCCGGCAGGTTTGGGCGCGACGGGTTCTGCCGACATGGAGATTTATCGTGACAACATTGCGCAAAAACAAGAAAGCCAATTGCGCATCGGATTGCAAAGGTTGTTGGATGTTGTTCACATGTCGAAGTTCAGTTCTCTGCCTGAATCAGACTTCGATTTTTCCTTCAGCCCGTTGAGACAACTGGACGAAGAGCAGCGCAGCAACACGGCAGAGAAGTTGACCAAGACCGTCATCGAGGCGCACGGAGCAGACCTTATTGATCGACCAACGGCGATGAAAGAGCTGCAACACATTGGCACGATAACAGGCCTCTTCAACAACATCTCTGACGAAGCCGTCGAACACGCTGAGGATCTGGCCGAAGAGGAAAAGGAAAATCCACCAACTGGAGAGGGCTTGATTCCGGCAGGAGACACGAGTGGCAAAAAAGCCCCGGCGCAATAAGTTCCAGTCGCCATTGTTGGCTGAACGCGAGTATCAGCGTCAGCTGCTGAAGGTCGCTCGCGCGACTTGGGCGATCATCGAGCCGCACATTGAAGGCTCGACAATCGAGCGTCTTTCCGAGTTGCTGGAGCAACTGCGCAAGTATGCCGAATTGATCGGTCCATGGGCAGGTCGCCAAGCCCAAATAATGCTCGACAAAGTGCGCGAGAGCGACAGACGGGCTTGGCGCTCGGAGAACAAAAAGACAACACAAGGCTTCAGAGAGCTGGTTGCAGAGTCTGCCGTCGGAGTTCAGGCGAAGATTCTTCAGTCCGAGCAAGTCGACTTAATTCGTTCATTGCCGATTAAGGCGGGCGAGCGGGCGCAATCCTTGGCCAACGCAGCGATGACCGAAGGGCGCAGAGCAGAAGAGGTTGCCAAGGACATAATGAACATCGGTCGCGTAACCGAGTCTCGCGCGAGGCTGATTGCCAGAACAGAAGTCGCCAAGGCCAACAGCACTTTGAACGAGGCTCGCGCTCGCGCGATCGGTTCCAGCGCGTACATTTGGAGAACGGCGCAAGACGAATCTGTTCGCGATTCGCACGCCGAGATGGAAGGAGAGGTCGTCCGCTGGGATCAACCACCAACACTCAGCGACGGGACAACCACTCACGCCGGGCAAATTTACAACTGCCGTTGCTACGCTGAGCCAATTTTGCCGGACTTAGACTGAAAACGACAGCGTGCTTTTTCAACAAATTTCACGAACTTGTTGCGCAATGAAAATAAATCAGTCATAATTGCGCCATCTAAATTTGTTCACCATGCGATTTTACTGTTCAGCAAAAATCTCCGACAAGATCAGCAAGACTCCTGAAGGCTTCTTGGTCTGTCACGATGTTGCTATTGCGCGCACAGGTGAACAGCTGTATTTGCCCAGCGAAGTCTCAGGCGTCAACAAGGGCGGCAACTCATACATCACCGTTGAGCGCGACGAAGCAGATGTCTTCGATGCAGAGACAATGGCTTCTTTCGAGGGCAAGCCAGTTACGCTTCTGCACCCCAAAGACTTTGTAACAGCCGACAACTGGAAGAACCTTGCAGTGGGCACTGTGCACAATGTCCGTCGTGGGACGGGTGAACTCGCAGGCAAATTGGTCACAGACCTAATCGTTGCGGACAGCGTTGCTATAAAGAAGATCGAGTCTCGTGAGTTGCGAGAAGTTTCTTGTGGTTACGACACAGAGTACGTGGAAGTTTCTCCAGGGCGCGCTCGACAAACCAAAATTCGGGGCAATCACCTTGCCCTTGTGCCTCGTGGACGCGCTGGTCCAGAGTGTGCAATATTTGACAGCGCACCAGAAGGAACATTCATGACCGCCAAGGAAAAACTACTCGCCTTTTTCACCAAGGCAATCGACTCTATGCCTTCTGAAGAAGATGGCGACGAGTCCAAAGACGGCACGCCCGCGTTTCTGAAAAAGAAGCTCGCCAAGGCCGAAGAAGAAAAAGAGCAAGCCGACAAAAAAGCCAAGGACGCGCAAGTGGCTTTGGACAAAGCCAACGCAACTGTCGAGACTTTGAGCGCTGCCTCCAAGGCCACCGACGCGGTCGTGGCCGCGTTGAAGTTGGAGGTTGAGACCTTGAAGAATCCAGGCACAAAAGCCAACGACGCGGCTGTCGTTGCGGTGGCAGAAATCTTAGCCCCTGGAATCGCCAAGGACTGCAAAGACATTCAGGTCACGGCGCTCAAGACAGCCTACGCCACGACTGACGGAAAATTCGTGATCGAAAAGCTCACTGGAGGGAAACAACCGACTTACGACAACGCAGACGTCGTGAATCTTTTGTTCAGCGCAGCATCTTCTCAACTGGCCGATTTGCGCAAGACCGCGCTCGCGGGCAATGCTTTGGGCGTCAACGACAAAAAGACAGTCGACTTCCACGCTTCATTCAACGAAGCAGCCAACAAGCTGCATGTCGTCCCCAGGCTCTGAACCTTCGGAAACCAGAAGCACTAACTAACCATTTTCAAAGAGGAACATCATGACTCAAATCATCACCAACAGCATGCCAATCGGTGTCCCAGGCGACTTGTCTCGCCAAGCAGCGGTCGTCGAGGCTTATCAGAACTTTATCACCACACCTGTTTTGTCCTACGGCTTGCCTGTGAAGATTTCTGCCACGCCAGACGCTGTGACGGGCATTGTCGCGGCAGACACGAGTGCTGCTGTCGTTGGGTTCGCTGTACGCAAGTTCTACGGCTATCAGCGCTTGTCTGGTTCCGAGAACTTCGGCGCGGGCACGCCTCCTGATGGTCCGATCGACGTGTTGAAAGAAGGCTACATTGTTGTTCGCTGCAACAACGGCACACCCGTGAAAGAAGGTTCTGTTCACGTCCGCATCGCTGTTCCCTCTGGCCAACGAGTGATTGGCGGAATTGAAGCTGTGGCAGACGGCGTGAACACATTCGCTCTAACGGGCGCAGCATTCACAGGCGCAGTCGACGCAGAAGGCAATGCGGAGATTCGCTTCCGCGTCGGCAACTGATCGGCCTGAAACTCTCTCAACCAAACTCTAAGGACTGAAAATGAAAAAGACTCTTCTCTCCGTGCTCGCTGCTATTGCTGCTTGCGCTTTTTCCATCGCTGCAACGCCTCTGGCCGCAGCCAAGGACTTCGCTCACGTCTGCTCTCCGATCGCAAAAGGTTTTTCGCAATGGGCTTTCGAGCCTCTGGCGCTGCGCCTTGAACGATTTATGTTCAAGGCGGGTTACGCTTTGGGCGTTGCCGCATTCGACCAGTCAGCAATCGATTCTACTGGCGTGTTTTTCCAGACAGAGTTGACTCGCGTCGATCCGGTTTTAAATCAACCACTGGCAGACTTTACTTGGTCGCGTGACGTGGACATTGGTCCGCTGGACATTGGTGACGAAGTAACCGCGTTCGACGTGATGAAGTTCACGGCGGTCGGTGGTGTTCAACCTGGCGGAAAGTCGTTCATCAGCGGCAAGACCACGGAAATTGGCAATGTCGGTTTGGACACGGAGCGCAAAACGTCTCCAACGTTCGTTTGGGCTGAGGCGATTCAAAAGACCGTCATCGAGCTTGCACAAGCTGCAAAGCTCGGTCGCAACCTGGACAGCTCTTTGCTCGACGCTCTGAACATGAAAAAGAACGTCGATCTGCAGAACCAAGTTTACACAGGCGACACGCTGCATGCCGTTCGTGGCCTCGTTAACCAAACAATCGTGACAACCTCTAACGTTTCTGCTGGTGTTGGTGGCTTGTTGTGGACACAAAAAACCGACGACGAGATTCTCAAGGACATCAACGATCTTCTCACCGCCAACTGGACTGCAACAGGCTACACCGTCATGCCGAGACGCCTCGGTCTGCCGCCTGCCAAGTTCGCTTATCTTGTTTCGCGCAAGATTGCCAACGGCTCGATGTCAATCGCAAAGTATTTGTCCGAGAATTCCATCGCGATGAACACAAACGGCGTGCCGCTGGAACTGGTTCCAATGCGAGAGCTGGTCGGTGCGGGGGCGGGCGCGACAGACAGAATGATTTCTTACACAAAGCGCAAAGACTACTTGCGCATTCCGCTGAGCTCTGTTCAGTCCACGCCGATGCAATACAAAGACTTGTATCAGCGCGTCGTTTATTACTGCCGCGTTGGCGTTGTCGAGTTGGTCAAGCCAGAAACCTTGCGCTACGCAGACGGATTCTGACACAAGGGCGTGCTCATCGACAAGGCTTCTTCGGAAGCCTTTTTGGGTGAAACACTCAGCTTCTTCAGGAGAAAACGAAATGAAATTCCGCAAAGTAAAGTTCATCCAAGCAGTCGAGCTCGCCGGTCGTGGTTACTCGCCTGTTGGCGGTCTGGATCGTGATGGCGTTTACACAGACGTGCCTGCTGAAGCCGTCACAGACAACTGGTACTTCGATGCGCTGGTGAGCGATTTCTTGGCGCATGAATTGGGCGACGGAGACGAAGCTTCAGAAGAGCACGCCGCTGCCAAGGACGCCGCTGCCAAGGACGCCGCTGCCAAGAAATCGCAAGTTAAGTCTTCTGCCAAGAAATAAAGACTTGCCGTGGCCTTTGACTGTGCTCAGTTTCGCCTAGACTTTCCAGAATTCACAACTCATTCGTTTTCGGATGAACAATGTGAATTCTGGGGAGGCTTGGCGGACGCAGAAATAAGCCAAACGCGGTTCGCAGAAGTTAGGACAAAAGTTGTTGAACTTTTGACGGCACATTATCTTTCGACGGCAAAACTTAACGCAACAGGAGCGACACCCGGCGTTGGCGGCGCGTTGGCCTCTTCCAAGAGAGTCGGAGACGTTTCCGTAAATTACGACAACAGCGCAATGCAGGGTGTCACAGGCTCTGCCTACGCGGGCACACGCTACGGCGTCGTGCTCAGCGCAATGATGCGGCGCTACGGCGCTGGCTGCGTGCAGTTGTGAGCGTCAAGATCACCAAGGACAATGTTCGATCTTTGATCGCCAACATTGAGCAGATGTCTAACAAGCGCGTTTTCATTGGCATCCCTGGAGAAGCCTCCGCGCGTCCCGGCCAACCAATCTCTAATGCTCAGATCGGTTACATCAACGAATTTGGTTCACCGATCAATAATATTCCCGCAGCGCCGCACTTGCGTCCTGGTGTCGAAGCGGCTCTGCCCGCGATAACTGCTGAGCTAGAGAAAGCCGCAGTGCGTGCTTTGAAGACGCCTGCGGCTTATGGGGTTGGGTTGGAAAGGGCGGGCATCAGAGCTGTCGCTTCTGTCCGCAAGCAAATTGTTTCTCAGGAGGGCTTCTCAGAGCTCGCCAAAGGAACGCTTCGCGCACGCGCACGCAAGGGGTTCAAAGGCACGAAACGCTTGATCCAAACAGGCCAATACCTCAACGCTATAACGCACGTGGTGAGAGCAAAATGATCGACGTCTCTGAACTTATGGACGACCCAGACTTTCTTGAACAGACGCCTGTTTTCGTCATCAGTCGAACAGAAATCGTCAACGAGTTCGGGGAAGCAAATTTCGAAGAAACAAAAACTCCGATAAGCGCCATAATTCAAGCCGGCGCTGGCGACATGCTAGAATCGTTGCCAGACGCCGCAAAGCTCTCTGAAGCAATTCGCGTCTGGACAAGACATCCGCTAGAAGTTCAGAATTCTGGTGGCTACAGCGACATCGTGGTTTGGAGAGAAAAGCGCTGGGTCGTGGCAGCGCGGAAGCCCTGGAGCAACTGGGGCGCAGGCTACACACAAGCAGTTTGCACTTTGGAGGGCGTCAATGGCAACTAGCGCCACAGGCGGCAAGCTTGTCACAACTTTGCCGAATGAAGTTGCTTTGCGACGCCTGCTGCAAGGCGTGTTGGCCGGCGTCATGGGTCTTCCGCCAGCGTTCGTGCGCCCTCGTTGGCAGCCGAATCCTCCTGTAATTCCAGCAGACACAATTGACTGGGCAGCATTCGGCATCAGCAAGCGCACAGGTTCTGCAGACATTTCTGTAGAACAAAAAGAGTTGAGCGCGACCATCACTCGACAAGAGCAATTAGAGGTGCTTGTGTCCGTTTATGGACCGAACGCAGAGTCTTATTGTGAGCTTTTCCGCGATGGAATGGCGCTCGCGCAGAACAGAGAAGTTATGTTCTTGGCATGCATGGGGCTTGTCGAAATAACACCAATCGTCCATGCGCCAGAACTTTACAACAACCAGTGGTACAATCGCTGCGACTTCACTTGGGTCGTCAACAGAGAAACAAACAAAGAATACCAAATTCTTTGCTTCGCGGGCGCATTAGGCGCGATAATTACAGAGACAATGAATTTGCCGTATTCCGTTTCCCCTCTATAAAAGGAACACAATCATGCCACAACCTTTATCCGTCGGACGACTTGTCCGCGTTTCCGTCAACCTTCAACCGCTCGCAGCTGCGCGACGTGGCTTCGGCACACTGCTTGTTGTTGGCGCCAGCAACGTGATCGACGGACTAGAGCGCGTGCGCTC